AAGATGCTGCAATGGACCATGGCTGGGTTCAAGGGGTCGCAGGAAATCGAGGGTGTTCTCGATCAGGCCATTGCTGCTTCGATGCAGAAATTGCAGCAGCAAGCACAGAACCCGCAGCCTGATCCACAACAGCAGGCGGAGCAGGCCAAGCTGGCAGGCGAAATGCAGAAGATTCAGGCCAAGGCTCAAGCCGATCAGCAGATGCGCCAGATTGACCAGCAGGCCGATATCCAGACCGTCATGGCAACACACGAAGCCAAGATAGCCGAGATTCAGACCACGCACATGGCCCGGATCGAGGAAATCAAGGCCAAGTTGCAGGCCGATCTGTTCAAGGAACAGGTATCGGTTCAGGGCGATATCCAGCAGTCCATTGTCTCCGCACAGGCAGAGGACGAGAAGAGCCAGAACCAGCACGAACGCGATCTGGCAAAAGCCTACGCCGAGTGGGAGCTGGAAATGGCCGCGCAGGGCGAGAAGACCGCCAACAAGATGGCTGAAATCCTGACCAGCAGCCGGGCCAAAATGGCGGAAATGATGAAACAGGCTGAAATGGAACCGGACGAAGAGCCGGATGGTGACTCTGATGACTAGAAAAACGTGGGTCTACGTCAACGGCAAAGCCTATGAAAAGGGCACAGAGCCACAACTGGGTGGTGAAAAAGCAAAATACCAGATCATGCCGGACATCGAGCCTTTCAAATCACCTATCACCGGGGAAGTGATCCGTGGCCGCAGCCACTTGCGCCAGCACATGAAAGACCATGGCGTGACCAACATTGGTGATTATTCGCAGGAGTATTTCGAGAAAAAGAGCATTGAGCGGTCCTTGGAAGCCACGGGACAAACAAAACAGGCGCGAGCAGAACGCATCGAAGCCTTGAAACAAGCAATGGAGCGATAACGTATGGAACCAGCAGCGGAAACCAGTTTGCATGACGATCTGAACGCCGTCATAGATCAGTTGGAAGGTGACGAGCCCGATGAAGAGGAACGCAGCCCCGAAGAAGTATCGGGAGAAGAAGAAGAGCCGCAAGAAGAAATTTCTGCGGAGGGAGAAACAGAAGAACCCGAACATCTGGTAGAGGAAAAGGCTGAAAAATCAGCCACATACAAACCCCCGATGGACTGGTCGCCCACGCTGCGTGAACGCTGGAAGACCCTGCCGCCGGAAGTCCAGAAAGCCGTCCATGAGCGTGAAGCGCAGGTCAATCAGGTCATGCAGCAGACAGCGCAGGATCGCAAGCTGGCGCACGGTTTCAACCAGATCGTGAGTCAATACCGTGGCCTGATGGCGGCGGAAGGCGTGCAAGACCCGCTGCAAGGAATCAATGGGCTGCTGATGACCACAGCGCAGCTCGCCATGGGCAACCAACAGACCAAGGCCCAACGCATTGCCGCGTTGATCAAGCATTACGGTGTCGACATTCAGACACTGGATTCCGTTCTGGCCGGTGAGCAGCCGAGCCCGAATCAGGCACAGGATTCACGGCTGGAGGAAATGCTCAACCAGCGTCTCGCCCCGGTCAACCAGTTATTGGAGCAGCTCAATCAGAGCCGCCAGCAGCAGTACCAGCAGGTCCAGACGCAGGCAAGCCAGAGCATCGAGCAGTTTGCTGCTGATCCGAAAAATGAATTCTTTGACAGTGTGCGCCTCGCTATGGCCGATTTCCTCGACGTGGCCGCGCAACATGGTCACCAGATGAGTCTGGAGGAAGCGTATCAGAGAGCCTGTGCGCTGAATCCGGAAATCTCACAGATCATGGCGCAGCGCCAGCAAGCCACTACCGTAACCTCGAAAGCTGACGTGATGCGACGGAAGGCCAATGCCGCATCCAGTGTCAGAGGCACACGGGCGGGCGGCGGCAATTCGGGCGAGAAAAAAGAGCGCAGCATCCGCGAAGAGCTGGAAGCGCAGTTTGGTGCGAATGACAGAATTTGACGAAGGGTGCCAAGGTTTTAGCCCAAAAAACGTGCAAAAAGGGCTAATTTAGCCAATGCACGAACTGGAATTCGTATGTCAGTGTGGTATGATCGTGCATAACTGAAGGGTATTCCCGGCCTCGGTAGCAGAAGACCCAGAGGCAGTGACCATCAGCATCCCGGCCAAGGTAGCAGATGTTGAAGAGGACACGACTGACAACCGTTTCTTTTCAACAATTTGGAGGATTTGCTGATGGCATTTGCCAACACAAACTACACCGACATCCTCGCCACTACGATTGAGAATCGTAGCAAGAAGATTGCGGACAATGTGACTTCCAATAACGCGCTTCTGGCCCGGCTCAAAGCCCGTGGCAAGGTGAAGCCGTTTAGTGGTGGTCATAAAATCATTCAGGAACTTTCGTTCGCTGAAAATGCAAACACTGGCTGGTACAGCGGGTATGACCTGCTGCCGGTCGGCGTGTCTGACGTTATTTCGGCTGCCGAATTCACCATCAAGCAGGCCGCTGTCCCGGTGGTTATCTCGGGCCTTGAGCAGTTGCAGAATTCTGGCAGAGAGGCAATGATCGACCTGATGGAAGGTCGTCTCTCGGTAGCTGAAGCATCCATCGCCAACCTGATCTCCGATGGCGTCTATTCCGATGGCACCGGCTCAGGCGGAAAGGAAATCGACGGCTTGAATGCAGCCGTTCCGATTGATCCGACTTCCGGCACCTACGGCAACATCAACAGCGCAACGTGGACCTTCTGGCGCAACTACACCTACAATGGCACCGCATACACTTCTGCCACCGTTCAGGCGGGCATGAATACTGCGTGGGCCGATCTGGTGCGTGGCGCTGATCGTCCCGACCTGATCGTTGCGGACAACGCGGCATGGGCCATCTACATGGCTTCCCTGCAAGCTCAGCAGCGGTTCGCCAATACCGATACCGCAGACGCGGGCTTCCCGTCGGTCAAGTTCATGGATGCAGACGTGGTTCTGGATGGTGGTATCTACACAGGTGGCGTCACTGGCGCTGCTGGTGCTCCCACCGGGACGATGTTCCTGCTCAACACGAACTACATCTTCTTCCGTCCGCACCGGGATCGCAACATGGTTCCCCTGTCGCCCAATCGGCGCTATGCGACGAATCAGGACGCTGAAGTCCAGATTCTGGCGTGGGCTGGAAACATGACCTGCTCTGGACGCATGTTCCAAGGCCGGATCGACTTCAACTAATAGGTGACGGCCCCCTTCGGGGGGCCTTCCCTTCGGGAGAGAGGAATGACCGCTCAGAACAAAGCGATTTACATGCTGGACGCAGACTTGATGCGGAACAGTGAATACACCGGCACCCCGTTCACCGACAGCGAAGGTTCAGGCACGTATGCCGCCCCGCGTCTGGGCTGTAACAAAGCCGGGTCCAACGCACCGTTTATTGGTGTTGCCACCGGGCTGAACAACCCTAGCTTCGGGCTTGCGACAGCAGACACTGCTGCTCACCGTGGACAGCACATCGGCCAGACGCCGGATGCTACCACCACACTGAAGGTCCAGCTCGGCCACGCCAGCGCGGATGTAAACAACACGCTTGCATACGTGGTGGTTGATGTTGGCGGTGCGGCTGCGGATGCAGAAGCAGATGCTGCCACTGGCGCACTCAATCGTACCGGCGCAGCAGTGGTTCAAGATGACGAAATCTGGGGCGAAATCCCCGTAGCATAAAAGGAGTCACGTATCGTGCAGACAACTGTTCAACATGAAGATTTTGATCCCCGTTTGAGACGCAATGCGGATGAAGCACTGCTGGTCAAATTTGAAGTTCGTCCCCTGCTGAACAAGGAGGCGAGCGACAAAGAAGGAAGGCCGATCTACAAGGACGTTGAATACATCAGTATTCGTGCGCCGGGCTCTCCAGACGAAGTGTGCAGGCCAGCATCGCCGCGAGACATTGACCGCTTTCCAAGGCACTACCAAGCGTTCAAGAATCGCATTGGGAACGAAGACATTATCGAAGGCACATTGCTGTCTGAATGGCCGATGATTTCACGCTCCCACGTCGAAGAACTTTCCTTTATGGGGGTCAAGACGGTCGAACAGTTGGCTGGCATGAGTGACGCCAACGGCCAGAGAATCATGGGGTTCCATGGTTTGAAGAAGAAGGCTGCGGAATGGATCGAGATCGCTAATGCAGGGGTATCCGCCGCCGAACTGAAAAAAGAGCTTGAGCAGCGTGATCAGGAGCTTGCAGAACTGAGAGCGTTGGTTGCAGAACTGAAGCCGAAACGGGGTCGCAAGCCAAAGGTGGCTGAAAAAACCCAAGAGGAATAGTCGATGACAGGCACCATCCGTGCAAGTGCAAACGATATTCTGAATCAGGTTGGTGTCGAAATCGGATTAGACCCGGTAAACGATCCGTTCAGCGCAACGGATGCGACCTACCGGCAGATGACGTACCTGATCAACGCCGCAGGTGAAGAGCTGTCGCAGGTCTTTCCGTGGGAGTTTCTACGCAAGGAAGGTTCTGTGGTGGTGGCTGGCTCCAGCCTGTTCACCCTGCCGGACGATTTTCTCTACCTGATCAACCAGACCATGTGGCAGCGCGACAATGCGTCCCCAGTACAGGGGCCGTTGTCGGCACAGGACTGGCAGTACCTGAAAGCCGTTGATTCAGCCGGGTCCACCGCATGGCTGTCATATCGTCTGGTCGGTGATCAGCTCCAGTTGTATCCGGAAAATGTGGCGGATGGTACAACGGTGTACTACGAGTACATCTGCCGCAACTGGGTGCTCGATTCCACCACAGGCAACACCTACATCGACCAGTGCAATGTCGGCGCTGACCAGCCCCTGTTCAACCGGACCTTGCTGGGCCGGATGCTCAAGGTAAAGATTCTGGAGGCCAAAGGGTTCGACACAACCAAAGCACAGGCCGATCTGAACCAATCGTTTCAGGCGCTGGCGTCACGGAACAAATCCGCGCCGATCCTGAGCATTCGCAATAGCAGAAGCTATCCGTTCCTGAATTACGATTCCATTCCGGATTCAGGCTATGGCGGTTAGTTTTGCCCCTCCTTCGACCTTCCGCACTGCGAAACCGCAGGCGACACAGGCCACCGTGTTTCCCGCTCCGTTACGCGGTATGGATGCACGTGTGCCTCTGGCAGCCGACAAGCTGGATTCCTGCATCTGGGCTATCAACATGGTGCCAACCGAATACTCCATGCGTGTGCGACGGGGTTATCGGATATGGCAAGAGAGCCTAGGCGCAGAAGTACGCAGCATCATTCCATACATCGGTAACGTGCAGACCGGCGCAGCCGACAAACTGTTCGTATCGACAGAAAATGGAATCTACGACTGCACGACGCAAGGTGCCGCTCCGGTCCTGAAGGTCGCTTTTTCTACTCAATCGGATGATGCCGGGCATGGCGTCTACACGAACTATGTAGACGAATCCGGTGATGATTTGCTGTTCTACGCGGACGGTGAAAATGGCCTGTTCCGCTACGATCCGGATGCAAACACTTGGACACAGGCAAGTGGCATTCAAGCAGGGCCGCTGGCGCTCGGGACATTCGATATTACCGACGTGGTGTTCGTCGCGGTCCATAAGCTGCGTGTCTGGCTGGTGACAAAGAATGCCAACAAGGCATGGTATCTGCCAATACGATCCGCAACTGGCGATCTCACGGAATTCTTCTTCGCCAGCAAGTTCAAACACGGTGGCGATCTGGTAGGGCTGTACAACTGGACCGTGGACGGCGGATTGGGACGGGATGACCATCTGGTAGCCATTTCACGGGGCGGCGATGTCATCCCATGGACTGGAGAAGATCCGGCAGACGTTACAACGTGGACCACTACCGGGACGTTCTTCGTTGGCCCCGTACCGCTGGGCCGTCGTGTGGCATCCGAATACGGCGGAGAGCTGTTCATTCTATCCAAATTCGGCATTTCCAGCCTGACCGCACTGCTCCAAGGCTCCAATCCGGCGGACCCGTACAGCAACCAGATCGGGCATAAAATCGCCCGGTTACTGCGCGATGACCTGAGAAAGTTCGGCGGCGAATACGGGTGGTCCGTGCGCTTTTCAGCCACCATTGGCTCGCTGATCGTTACCTGTCCGAAGCGTGATGATGGTCGCTACCGCCAGTATGTCTACAGCATATCCACCGAAGGCTGGGGGCTCTGGCGTGACGTGCCCTTGCTGTCATCTGACACGTGGCAGGGTGAATTGATGATCGGCACCGACACCGGAGAAGTAGGCAGGATGGATCAGTCGCGTGATGCTATCGACATCAGCGGCGATGGTGGTAATCCAATCGAATGGTTCCTGCTGACATCGTTCAGTCATCTTGGGAGCCCGGCGATGTTCAAGCGGGCCAAGTTTGTGCGCTGCAACTTTGTTGCGGAAGCAGAACCACTGTACGAAGTCAGCGCCCACTATGATTACAACACGGCGGAACCGCCAGAGCCTGTCGGGCTGGTTGGGCCGCCATACGGCTCCTTCTGGGACTCGGGCTTGTGGGGCGATGCCCTATGGTCTGTTTCGCTACAGAATCCGTATTACTCACTGCTGGGTGCCAGCGGCATGGGCCGGTCGGTGGCGATTGCCTTGGTCGGTCAGTCCAATGTCAACACGGATTTGGTTTCGTTCGATGTATTGTGGGATACGGGGGGTATGCTGTGAAGGTGCGCTTTCGTGCGTTTTCCGATGCTGACCAACTGACCATTCGTCAGGTAATGCCGTTCACGTTCTCTGATGGCACCAATGGCATCGTTGCATACGACATGGACACATCGCGTACATTGGCTGTTCTGGTGGCGCAGGAATGGACCTATACAGCATGTACGGTCCATCAGGTGATCCTGAATCCGCTGGTAATCAAGCACGGGTGGTTTCAGGAGATTGCTGACTGGCTGTTTACCACAGCCAAGCGTTTGGTCTTGCTGGCCCCTGTTCCATCAAACAACGAGCGGGCCATCAAAGTGAATGAAAAGCTCGGTTTCCGCGAGATCACCCGGATCAAGGACGGGTATGATCGTGGTGTCGATTTCGTAGTGATGGAGTTGCGGCCAGAATCCGCCAATCCACGCTACTGGAATCCTGAAAAGATGAGAGAGGCAGCATAATGGGAAAGTCATCCCCAGCACCCGTTGACTATCAAGCCGCCGCGATTGCTGAAGGCGAGGCTGCGAAAGAAGTCACCGCACAGCAAACATGGGCCAATCGCCCGATCCAGCAAAACCCATGGGCGACGGTCAACTGGGACACCCAGCAGGTCATCGACCCCGGCACCGGCAAACCTGTGACGCAATGGATGCAGACGACCAATCTGGCCGATCCGTTGAACGAAGCCCTGTGGGCGCAGATGAACTTGCAGAACACCCGCTCACAGTTGGGCGCTGGCATGATGGGTGCGCTCCAAAACGCCTACTTCAACGAGGGTCCGGACGGCCAGATGTACTACAACGCCCCGGACTGGCAGGCGGCGGGCGGCATGATGTCTCCCAACGCCCCACAGTATCTGTCGCTTCAGGACATGCCGGACATGTGGGGCCAGTTGCAGTGGGATATTCCGCAGTACGAAACCACTGGACAACTGCGCCAGCTCGACTACAGTGGCCTACCCGGAATCAATGCACCGCAATTCACGCTGGATCGCGCAGAGAACGCCACCTACAACCGTATGGCGGGTCGCTTGAATGAGCAGTTCGGTGGTGAGCAGCAGGCGCTCGATATCAAGCTCCGCAATCAGGGATTGGTGCCGGGCGATGAAGCATACGAAGCGCAGATGCGGAATTTCAATCAGCGCAAGACAGACGCCTACCAGACCGCCCAGAACGAGGCAATCATGGCCGGTGGCCGTGAAGCGGAGCGCATGTTTGGCATGGAGTCCGGCCTGCGCGGCCAGTACGGACAGGAGCTGATGGACCTTGGCAACTTCGCCAATCAGGCTGCGATGAACGATTTTCAGCAACGGATGGCTGCTGGTCAGGCTGGGTGGGATGCCACAAGGCAGGCCGCTCAGTTCCAGAACGACGCTCGGCAACAGGCACTGCAAGAACGGATGGCGGCAATGGGCTTCAATCAGGCCCAGCAGTACCAGTATGCGGACTACTACAACCAGATGCGCCAGCAGCAGATCAATGAGTATCTGACGCAGCGCGGATTCACCCTGAACGAGATTCAGGCGCTGATGAACAACCAACAGGTTGGTCTGCCGCAGTTCAACCAGTTCAATACGGCGAACCGCGCCGACCCGACTCAGTATCTGGCTGCCGCCAACATGCAGGGACAGGCTAATGCCGCGCAAGCCAGCGCAGAAAACCAGTGGATGAACAACCTGATGAG